TTTAGATCACACAATTACTTATACAAAGAAAGGAGTATCAAGTTATAACGTAGAGACAGGAGAAGATATTACTGTTGATACAACTTATTCAGATATAAAAGTACCAATATCTTTTATTCGTTCAGAAGAAGAGGGTGCACAAGAAATGAGAGAAGCTAAGTTATATATTACTCCAGATTTGATAGGAGATAATCAACCATCTTTAGAAGATGAAATTACTTTAAATTTTGCTGGATCTGATAGGGTTGTACAGATAGTGGATATAGATACAAAGAAAGGTGGTCAGACTTATTTATTTATTTTATTGGTAAGATTCTAATGACTATAAGACGTATAGAAGATTTACCTCCTGATTTAGATAAAAAAATATCACAAGGTTTTAATGATCTTATTAGGAAAATTCATGCTGAGTTATCAACTAAAGAAAAAAGTCCTGTTTATACAGGTTTTTTTGCATCTAGCTGGATAGCACAAGGAAGTGCTGTAAGAGCAAAAGATAAAATTAAAAGATTTCAACCTTGGTCTGCTATTAAACAACAGGCAATGACGGCATTTTTAGCTGGAACAGGTGGTAATGCCCCTTTAAATCCTGTTATACAACCTAGATTTCCAGTTAATAGAGTTTTTAATTATAAAAGACCTGTTTACATTGGTAACAGAGTTGAATATGCAGTATATGCTCTTGAAGGAGGTAAAGTTCAATTATTTATACAAGGATCTTTGGGTAAAATGATAAAAGAAACCATGACAGATAAAGGTAGAATATTTGTCGGTGGCAGCACTACTGGAGGATTTGGTCGTTTTCAAGGTGGTGTTAAATATACGGAGTTTTCTAAATGACTTTAGTAAATACCAGAGCAGCTTTTGAAAAAGCAGTAACTGATGCAGTATCAGATATAGATCCAACTATTGAAATGGTGTATGACAATGTACATTACACAACACCTGGAAAGACAAAAAAATATATTTTGATGAGTGTTGATTTTACACAATCAACTTTACAGAATCAAGGTGCAAGTTCAGATTATTATGCTGGTGTAATTCAATGCAATGTATATGTTCCTAAATCAAAAGGCACATCAGTTTTATCTGAAATATCTGAAGCGGTGATTGATGGTCTTACTTCTGTTAATGCTTCAGGATATACAGATACATTTAGTTGTAAGCCTAGAGTTTTAGATGTAAATGGCCCTACTCCATTGGATATTGAAGATAGAAGTCATTTTGTTGGAGTAATATCTTGCCAATTCTCGGCAAATGCCTAGTATACTAATATAATATTTAATTAATTTTATATGGAAGCTATTGAACTTCTTAAGAACAAATTTGGTGTTCAGCAAAAATATTTGTATGAATTAAAAGATGGAGATTCGACAGTTTTAGAAATTTATTGGAATCCATTGACTATTGCAGAAAGAGAATCAATAGTTGGAATGTCTGGAGATACAGCATCAAGTGAAGATTTTGCTTTAAATCTTATGATTCAAAAAGCATTAGATAAAAATGGTAAAAGATTATTTCAAGATGGACATAGAGCATCTTTAAGAAGAGAAATTAATGCTGGTGTTTTACAGGAAATTCAACTTGCAATGTTAAACTCTGGTGCACAGTATAAATTGGAGGAAGCGAAGGCAGATTTAAAAAGTTAAAAATGATTGGTTTTTTATGTTTTTCCTAGCTTCAGAGTTAGGAATGACTATAAAAGAATTAACAAGTAAATTAAATCAAGAAGAACTTATACATTGGGTAGCTTACTATGAATTAAAAAAAGAATATGAAGAAAAAGCCTATGAAGATGCAAAGAATAAATCGCGAGCAAGAAAACGCTAAAAGCGGTACACTAAAATAAAGTTTAATTTTAGGTCGAATAAATGGCAGAATACGGTGTAAATATAAAAATTACTGCTAACACAAGTAAACTTGATTTAATTAATAAAAAAGCAAACCAATTAGCAAGTGCCGTAGATAAAGTTAATGCTATAAATCTAAATGACATTACATCTTTTAAAGGAAGTGCAGGACAACAATTAAAGAAAACAAAAGATCAATTAATGGGAATGGTTTCACAAGTAAATGCTACTAATAAAGCATTTGGGTTGACCATTGAACAACAAGAAGGAGCTTTACAAGGTTTTGAAGCATTAAGAAGAAGCATGACAGTAGGTACAAAAGATTTCAATATCGTCACAGAGGCTATAAATAAACAAACTAAAGCGATGCAAGAACAGAATAAACAATTTGGTATAAATCAGAAAAAACAAAGAAATCCCAGAGGTAATCAAGCTGCCTTACAAAGCGGATTAATTTCTGGTGCATTTCCAATGTTATTTGGACAAGGTCCATTAGGAGGTGTTGCTGGTTTTGCAGGTGGTTTTGCAGGAACTAAATTAGGTGGACAGATGGGAGGTTTTGCTGGAGGTCTTGTTGCTACTGCTGTTCTTCAACAATTAACTACTCTTGCTTCAAATATGGTAAAACTTGGCAAGGCTTTTGATGAACTTAATCCTAATGTTGAAGCTGTTACTAGTGCTTTAGGTTTAGCTGGTTCTGTAGAAGAGAAAAGACTTTTATTAATAGAAAAAACTCATGGTGCTCATGTTGCTTTAAATATGGTTACTGAACAAATGAATCAAGCTATAGGAGAACAAGGAGTACAAAATTTAACAGAATTTGCTGAAGCTAGTCGTTTAGCTGGAAATCAATTTAAATTGGCAATGACAAAAATACAAGCAGCTATTGCTCCATTTATGTCAATGTTTTTAGTTGATGCACAAAGAGCAGAAAATACAAGACTTGCAAATTTAACAGGAGATAAACAGCTTGCCGATATGAGAAGTGAGCTTGAAACATTAGAAGGAACTACTGAAAGAGGAAGATCAGCTAATAAAAATAGACAAGATCGAATAAATCAATTGAAATCTGAAATTTTAGCAAGAGAGGAACTTTTAGCAAAAACAGGAAAAGGAATAGAATTAGAAAAACTTAGAAATCAACAATTTGATTCTGCAACCAAAAGTTTAGAAGATCAAAATATGTTTTTACAGAATCAACTTTTATTAGGTCAACAAGGAGCAGAAATTGAAAAACTAAAACTTGAAACAGCAAAACGAATGAAAATTGCAGTAAAAGATTTAGCACCAGAACAAGTAAAACAACTTGAAAATCTTATAAAAACAAGAGATCAATTACAAAAAATAAATGATTTGTATTCGAGTATTGGTTCAACCATAGAAAGTGGTTTAGTTAATGCTATAGAAGGTGCGATAAATGGTACAAAAACACTTGGTGATGTCGCTCGTAGTGTATTTGGCGAAATATCCAGACAATTAATTAGTTTCGGTGTTAATGCTTTCTTAGGAAGTTTATTTCCTAATTCAAGTTTTTTCAGAAGAGCTAATGGTGGTCCTGTTAGTTCGGGAAGAAGTTATATGGTTGGAGAGCGTGGCCCTGAAATGTTTGTTCCAAACACTAGTGGTAGAATAGTGCCTAATTCAGATATGGGTAGTTCAACTAATGTTGTAGTAAATGTAGATGCTTCAGGTTCTTCTGTTGAAGGAGATGAACAACAGGGTAGAGAACTTGGTATTCTTATTTCTGCTGCTGTACAATCTGAAATAATACAGCAACAAAGACCAGGAGGATTACTTGCATAATGGCTACGTTTCCCTCAATAAAACCTACTTATGGTCAGCGTAAAAGTTCTGCCCCGTTGACTCGCACTGTTCGTTTTGCTGATGGTTATGAACATAGAATATTATTTGGCCTTGCACAACATCAAAACCCAAAAGTATTTAATTTTACTTATGAAGTTTCTGAGGCAGATGCAGACACTATAGAAACATTTTTAGATGCTAGAGCAAATGATAGTGATAGTTTTGACTTTCCTTCAGAACATTTGCCTGGAGAAACTGCTTCAAACTTTAAATTTGTTTGCGAAAATTGGACTAAATCAATACCATTTAAAAATAGAGCTACTATTCAAGCAACCTTTAGACAAGTATTTGAACCAGCATCATAATGTCAGTAAATTCAGCAGTATTTAGTAATTTACAATCTATTAACCCGTCAGCGATTATTGAATTATTTACTCTTCAATTATCTACTGCATTACATGGTGCAAATACAATTTATAGATTCCATGCTGGTAGTAACTTAAATGCAAATGGGAAAATAGTATGGGCTACAAATGAGTATCTTAGATTTCCAATACAAGCAACAGGTTTTGCTTTTCAACGTGGACAATTACCAAGACCCAAAATAGCAATTAGTAATGCTACAGGTTTAATTTCGTCAATATTATTATCTGTTAACGAAGAAACAACTGGCAATGATTTAACAGGAGCTACAGTAACAAGAATAAGAACATTAGCTAAATTTATTGATGCTGTTAATTTTGCTGATGGAACAAATGCAACTGCTGATCCAACTGCTGAGTTTCCACAAGAAGTATATTCAATAGATCGTAAATCAACAGAAACTAGAGAAGTTGTTGAATTTGAACTTGCTGCTCCTACAGATTTAGCTGGAGTAAGAATACCAAAAAGACAGTGTACTCGTTCTGTCTTTCCTTCTATTGGTACGTTTGTAGGATGACTTGGAAATATAAAGCATTACTTCATGCTAAACGTGAAGATCCAAAAGAATCTTGTGGTTTGTTATTAAATATTAAAGGTAAGAAAAGGTATTTTCCTTGTCGTAATCTTTCAATGACAGAACATCAATGTTTTATTATTGACCCAGAAGATTATGTAAAAGCGGATAATACAGGAGAAATTGTTGGTGTTGTCCATAGTCATCCAATAACACCACCAAATCCTAGTCAGGCAGACAAAATTAGCTGTGAAGATAGCAATTTACCCTGGTATATTGTCAATCCTAAAACAGAACAATGGGCATATTTAGAACCATGCGGATATAAACCACCTTTATTGGGCCGTCAATGGGTTTGGGGTATCACAGACTGTTGGAGTTTAGTAAGAGATTGGTATAAAGAAGAAAAGAATATTGAACTTAGAGATTGGCAAAGACCCACAACATTAGAAGAATTTAATAATAAACCTCTATTTGAAGCCTGTGCTTGGCGAACTAATTTTAGAGAACTTAGACCTGATGAGAAATTAGAAAATGGAGATGTATTACTTATGAGTATTTTGCACCCAACTTTAAATCATGTAGCATTATTTTTTGAAGGAGATGTTATTCATCATTTAACCGATAGACTATCTTGTAGAGAGCCTTACTCTGAATGGCTGTTAAAATGTACAGGAAAGAGGTATCGCTATGCTTCGTAAATTAAAATTGTATGGAGAGTTAGCTAAATTTATTGGACATAAAGAATTTGACGTACAAGTAGATACAGTAGGAAAAGCCGTAAGTTTTTTAATACATAATTTTCCAGAAGTAGAGCGTTTTATGAGTCCTAAATATTATCAAGTAAAAGTTGGTGATTATGATATTGATAAGAACGAATTAGCATATCCTATTGGACAGGAAGATATACATTTTATTCCAGTTATAAGTGGTGCTGGTAGAGGTATGGGAAAAATATTATTAGGTGCTGCATTAATTGGAATAGGAATGGCTGCTGGTGGAATTACTTTCTCAAGTTTTTTTAATCCTGCTGTAGTTCCTTACGCACCAGGATTTGCTTCGGCAAGTGGACTTGTAAAAGCAACAATAGCTATAGGTGGTTCTTTAGTATTATCGGGTGTAAGTGATATGTTATTTCCCTTACCCGAACCACAAAAATTCAATTCAGAGGAAGATCCACAATTGTCTTTTAATTTTAGTGGAGTGCAGAATACATCAAGAGCAGGTACTCCTGTTCCAATAGTTTATGGTGAAATAATTACAGGAAGTGTTGTAATAAGTGCAGCAGTAGACACCAATCAGGTAGAAGCATGACAGACAAAACTAAAATTATTAGAGGATCTGGAGGTCCACCAAAACCACCCCCACCTCCATATCGTGCTCCTGATACTTTACATAGTAGAAGTTTTGCTACTGTTCAAGATTTAATATCTGAAGGTGAAATAGAGGGATTTGCTAGTGCATCAAAAGAAGGTCTTACAAAAGGAACTACAGCTTATGACAATGCAAGTTTAAAAGATGTTTTTCTTGATGACACTCCAATATTAAATTCAACAGCTACAAGTGCTAGTCCTGCTGATACTGATTTTAATTTTCAAGATGTAACCTTTAAATCTAAGTTTGGAACGTCAAACCAAACTGCAATGAGTGGGATTCCTGCTGAAAGTAGATCTCCTACTGCTGTTGGAGTTACTGTGACTACTTCTGCTCCTGTTACCAGACAAGTTACTAATACAGATGTAGATGCCATTATTGTTACTTTAACTTGGCCTCAGATACAGGTAGCAGAAGATGACGGAGATATTCGAGGAGATACTGTCGAATATAAAATACAGGTTCAATACAATTCTGGTGGCTACACCGATGTTATAAGCACTTCTGTTAGTGGAAGAACGGCAGATGCTTATGCCAGAGATCATAGAATAAATGTTACTGGTGCTTTTCCTGTTGACGTAAGAGTTGTTCGAGTTACAGCAGATAGCACAGAAGCTAATAGAGTTAATGCTTTTCAATTTACCAGCCTTCAAGAAGTTATAGATAACAGTTCTACTTATGCCAACAGTGCTTATGTTGCTCTTCGTTTAGACAGTAAACAGTTCAATCGTATCCCCACAAGAAAATATCGTATTAGAGGAGTAAAGGTAAGAATACCAGGAGCAGGAGCATCTAGTTCTGGTACGCCAACTGTGGATAATGCAACTGGCAGAATTGTGTATCCAGACGGCTACATATTCAATGGAGTCATGGGAGCAGCAACCTATACAAATTGTCCAGCCATGTGCTTGCTTGATCTTCTCACAAATACTAGATATGGTCTAGGAAATCATGTTACTGATAGTAATTTAGATTTATTTAGTTTTGTAGCTGCTAGTAAGTTTGCAAATGAAGAGGTAGATGACGGAACAGGATCAGGTGCAAAAGAAGCTAGATTTAGTTGCAATGTAAATATTCAAAGTCCTAAAGAAGCATTTGCAGCAATAAATGATTTAGCTGGTGTTATGAGGTGTATGCCAATATGGTCTGCTGGTTCTATAACCATATCTCAAGATAAACCAACTACATCTAGCTATTTATTTAATTTAGCTAATGTTGCAGAAACAGGATTTACATATCAGGGCAGCAGTTTAAAACAACGTCATTCCGTTATTTCTGTTAGTTACTTCAACATGGATTCTAAGGAAGTGGACTTTGAAGTAGTAGAAGATGCAACAGCAATATCAAAATTTGGAACAATAGTAAAACAAGTAAAAGCATTTGCCTGTACTTCTCGTAATCAAGCTGCAAGATTAGGTCGTGCAATCCTTTTCGCTGAACAAAATGAAAGTGAAACCTGCACTTTTCAAACCTCGATAGATGCAGGAATTGTTGTCAGACCTGGTTCTGTCATTGAAATAAACGATCCAGTAAGAGCAGGAGCTAGAAGAGGTGGCCGTGTAGTATCTGCAACAACTACTGCTATCACTATTGATGCAGAAGCACAAACAACTCTACCCGCTTTAAATGATAACCCAACTATTAGTGTAATCTTATCTGATGGAACAGTAGAAGTAGGTTCAATATCTGATATTACAGATGCAGTTATTACAGTTAACAGCGTTACAAAACCTGATGGTACAACTGCTTCTGCTTTTACTTCCGCACCAAACGTAAATGCACCTTATCTAATATCCAGCACAACATTACAGACTCAATTATTTAGAGTTATTCAAGTAGAAGAACAAGATGATATTAACTATGTAATTACGGCTTTGTCTTATGTAGAAGGTAAATATGCGTTTATTGAAGATGGAACTGCGTTACCCACAAGAACAATATCAGTTTTAAATGCTCCTGCATCTCCTCCAAGTAACTTAACAGTTACAGAGCAGACAGTGGTTATAAATAGTATTGCTAGAAGTAAATTAATTATTGATTGGCAACCAGTTCAAGGTGTAACTCAATATTTAGTTAATTACAAACTAGAGAATGGCAACTATGTTTCTCAGGTTGTATTTAGTAGTGATTTTGAAATTTTAGATACTGTAAAAGGAACTTATACAATTCAAGTTTTTTCATATAATGCAGGATTAGTTTTATCCTCTAATTTTACAGAAACAACATTTGTAGCTCAAGGTAAGACGGCATTACCAGAAGATGTTTCTGGACTTACTATTGAGCCTATTAATGAACAGTTTGTAAGATTAAGATTTACACAGGCAACTGCTATAGATGTTTTACATGGTGGTCGTGTTTATGTAAGACATACAAATCAAACTGGTGGTGCAGCTACATTCCAATCTGCACAAGATGTTATTGAAGCTGTATCTGGTAATGCAACTGAAGTAATTGCACCAGCTTTAGCTGGAACTTATCTTCTTAAATTTCAAGATGATGGCGGTAGATTTAGTGCTAATGCAACAAGTGTAGCTTTATCTATTGTTGATATTTTAGATTCTATTACTGTTAAAACTGATCGAGAAGATACCGATGGAACACCATACAACGGAACAAAATCTAATCTTACTTTTGATTCATCTCTTGGTGGATTAAAACTTACAGATCCAACAGCAAATGCTAATGGTACTTATGATTTTGTAGATACTCTTGATCTTGGTGGTACATTCTCACTTGTCTTAAAAAGACATTTTCAAGGAGTTGGTTTTTATACAGGAGATCAGTTTGATAATAGAACAGATAATATAGACACTTGGACAGACTTTGATGGAACTATTGCTAATGATGTAAATGCAAAGATGGCTGTACGCACCACAACCGATAATCCGTCTAGTTCTCCAACATATACGTCTTTCAATGATTTTGCTAATGGAACATTTAAAGGTCGAGGATTTCAGTTCAGAATTACTATAGATACAGCAGATACAGCACAAAATATGAATCTTCAGCAAGCAGGATATACAGCTACTATGCCTTCAAGAACTGAGCAATCTTCTGTTATAGCGTCTGGAGCAGGAGCAAAAGCAGTTACATTTACAGCACCATTTTTTGTTGGAACGTCTGGGTTAGGTAATCTAAATAGTTTTTTACCCTCTGTTAATATTTCTCCACAAAATATGGCATCAGGAGATTATTTTGAACTTAGCAGTATATCTGGAACTGGCTTTACAGTTCATTTTAAAAACTCAAGTAATGCTAGTATTGATAGGAACTTTACCTATAGTGCTGTTGGTTTTGGTAAAGGAGGTTAACATGGAGAAAAATAGTTACTAACTATGTCTGACGTTACAAACTATACAATCGAAAATGCTTCAGGAGCAAACGTAAGAACTGATTTAAATGCCGTTTTTGCTGCGATTCAATCAAGTAATTCAAAGTCATCTGATTTAGCTTCAAGTCAATGCGTAGCTGGTATGCCGTTTTTAAATACCACTACAAATATTTTAAAGATAAGAAATTCAACTAATGGTGCTTTTACTGAAATAGGAAATATAGATCAGGCTAATTTAGGTTTGCTATCAAAAGCTGGCGGTACGATGACAGGCCCGTTGTTAATAGATGATTCTTCAAGTGCTTCTACTCCTGCATTAAGTTTCGATACAGATACAGATTTAGGTTTATTTAGAAAATCTGCAAATGTAATGGGATTTTCTTCTAGTGGTACAGAGCAGATGATATTCGATGCTAATGGATTAACGCTCCAAGCACAAAATGATCTTAGGTTTGCTGATGCTGATAGTAGTCACTATGTAGCATTTCAAGCACCAGCTACAGTTTCTTCTAGCCTTACTTGGACATTACCTGCTGCTGATGCTGCTGTTTCTGGCTATGCCCTTGTATCAGATGCTTCTGGAACTTTAAGTTGGGCTGCTGCTGGAGCAGGTGCTCAAGGTGCTGGTAGTGACAATATTTTTTGGGAAAACGACCAAACAGTAACGCAGAGTTATACTATTACTAATGGACAAAATGCTGGCAGCTTTGGTCCGATTACTATACAATCAGGGGTAACAGTTACAGTTGGTGCTGGTGAAACCTGGACAGTCGTTTAAATTATGAGCACATTAAAAGTCAACAGCATAATACCAGTTGCAGGAGTACCAACAGGCGGTGGTGGTGGAATAACTCAAATTAAACAAACTTTTAAAACAGATGCTTTTTCAGCTACAAGTAGTTCTTATGTTGATATTACAGGAATGTCGGTAACAATTACACCTACATCTTCTACAAGTAAAATTTTTGTTGACGTACTTTTGAACGTGGGAGGGGCAAATAATATGTATGGGGGTGTCAAACTAATGAGAGATTCAACTACTGTTGGAATTTCTACAGCAGTATCATTATCAAATCAAGTTAATGCTAGTTTTGGTGTTTATACAGATGATGGTGGCAATTCTGAAGTCAAGGCAGGTACTTTTGGATTTAGATTTTTAGACTCACCAGCTACTACAAGTTCAACGACATACAAATTACAAGTATATACAAGAAATGGTGTTGAATTTAATTTAAATAGACCTAATTTTAATGCAACCGAAGTTTACATTGTAGGTGGGACAAGTTCAATTACAGCGATGGAGGTGTCAGCATGATTACTTCCATGTATAATTTAATTAAAAACTGATTATGGCATACGATCACGAAGCAATTTACAAAGCATACGCTGGAACGGTGGTTTCTATTAATGATAGTACTGGTGCTTTTGATGCAAGCGGTAAGTCTGTAACTTTAGATCAATCTCTTATAGATGCTGCAAGAGCTACTTTAGATGCTGAAGCTGCTGCTGTTAAGTACAAAACAGATAGGACAAGAGATGGTTCAACTATTTACGCTTCATTTGGCGATCAGTTGGATATGCTATACAAAGATATAGTAGCTGGAACTGTCACAACATCTGGCACATGGGCAACTCATATCAAAGCTGTAAAAGACGCTAATCCCAAGCCATGAGTACATTAAAAGTTAATAATTTACAAGACACATCTGGAAATAACCTTTCCAGAGTTGCTGCTACTGCACAAAACATTGTAACTGCTACAAGTTCAGCAAATATTACCTCTTTAGCTTCATTGGTTGATACACCAGCAACAGTTACTATAACTTCAACGCTTGCCAATTCAAAATTTTTAGTATCAGGAATGGTAATAATGGAAGCAAATGCCTCTGATGACCACGACTTTGCTTTGGTTATGAGGAGAACTATTGGAGGAAGTGGAAATAGTATTTGTGTTGGAACTAACTCTGGTAACAGGGTAGGAGTCACTAGAAACTGGGATACAGACGCTGTAGATGATTCTGGTTCAACTGCAAGTATGAATATAATGCCGACTTTTTTAGATAGTCCAAGTCAAGCTGCTGGTACTGCTATCACATATAGCTATAGCATGATGGCTACAGACGGTTCACCCTCTTGGGTAGTTTATTTTAACAGAACTGTAAATGACAGTAATACTTCTGGCCATGAAAGATTTAACACGTTTATTAATGTATTGGAGATAGCAGCATGAGCCAACTTAAAGTCAATTCAATCGTTCCTGTTGGTGGTCTGCCAACTGGTGCTAATGGTGGGGTAATTCAAATCGTTTATGCAGAAACAACAACTAAAGTTAGTGACACGAGTGGAAACTTTGTTGACACTGGAATTACAGCAACCATAACTCCTTCTAGCAATTCAAGTAAAATATTAGTAGTTGCTTCAGTGCAATGGTTTTTATTTAGAGAAGCTACAGAGACTAACGGAAGTTTTAAACTTTTGAGAGGTAGCACAGCAATATCAACACATAACAACGCTGTACATATTGAAGCCGGAACTACAAGCCAAAGCCGTATTATTTCTGAAGGTGGTTATACTATTCAAAAATTAGATTCACCAGCAACTACATCAGCAACTACATATAAAGTGCAGTTTCATACAAACGTAACATCTAATGCTGGACAAATGGACGTAAATAGAGAAAATGCTCCAGGCTGTATAACACTTTACGAAGTATCAACCTAATGGCAATCATTCCAGGGAAAAAGAATTTTACTGTTGATAGGAGAGCAGATTTTCCTATTAAATTGACATTTAAAGATTCTACTGGATCGGCAATAAATCTTACAGGATATACTGTTGCTGCACAAGTTTATGATGAATCACGTTCCACAAAATATGCAGATTGGGCTATCACTTACACAGATAGAGCTAATGGGATTATTGATATGAATTTAGCTGATACAGACACAGCAAACTTTACTCCAGAAATTTTATTTTATGATGTATTGTTAACAGAACCAGGAGGTAGCAAAAACTATTATTTAGAGGGTAAACTATTTATAAGTGAGGGTTACACAGCATGAGCAGTCCTAATTCCATAACTGTTAGTCAGGTTTCTGATGTAACTACAGTTGAAATTACAACGCAAGGTCCACAAGGTCCTGCTGCATCAGGCTTTGAATTTAATGGCGATAACAAAGTCAATGGTTCAATTCCTGTTTTCAATAGCTCAAACAATAGGTTTGAAGCAACTGCAACTCACACTGTTCTCACACTCGTAGATGGAGGTAACTTCTAGTGGCAAACACAATTAGAATTAAAAGATCCACTGGATCGTCAAACCCAACCTCATTAGAAAATGCTGAAATAGCTTTTAGAGAAGGCGATGAAGTTTTAGTTATTGGTAAGGGTACAGGGGGAGCAGGAGGATCTGCAACAAGTATTGAGCCTATTGGTGGTAAGGGAGCATTTTTTGATAAGGCAACAACCAGAAACGCAAATATTGTATTGGCTGGCCCTACCACTGGAAGTGCTGCTGCACCTACATTTAGATCACTTGTAGTCGCAGACGTTCCAACGCTAACAGCATCTAAGGTGTCTGATTTCGATACACAGGTAAGAACTTCGAGATTAGATCAAATGACAGCACCTTCTGCTGCCGTATCTCTCAATAGCCAAAAAATAACAAACTTGGCAACCCCTAGTGCTGCTTCTGATGCTGCTTCAAAATCGTATGTAGATGGTGTTTCTCAAGGATTAGATGTTAAAGATTCTGTAGTCGCTGCAACTACTGCGAATGGTACTTTAGCTTCTGCTTTTGCCAATGGGTCAACGATTGATGGTGTTTCTTTATCAACTAATGACAGAATACTTATTAAAGATCAAAGCACTCAAACAGAAAATGGTATTTATAAAGTCAATGCTTCTGGTGCTCCAACAAGGGTAGATGATTTAGCTGCTGGTGCTGACGCTGCTGGTGCATTTGTTTTTGTAGAGCAGGGAACAGTAAATGCTGATAATGGTTTTGTTTGCACCTCTAACAAAGGATCTGCTGTTGTAGGAACTAATAATCTTGTATTTTCACAGTTTTCTGGAGCAGGATCAGTTACAGCAGGAAACGGATTAGCAAAATCTGGTAATACATTATCTGCTGATCTCAAATCAAATGGTGGACTTGTTATTGAATCTGCTGAAATTGCTGTTGATCTTGCTGCTAGTTCTATAACGGGAACACTTGCGATTGGCGATGGTGGAACGGGTGCTACAAGTGCAAGTGCAGCTAGAACTGCTTTAGGTGTTGCGATTGGATCAGATGTACAGGCTTTTGATGCACAGCTTAGTGATATAGCTGGTTTGACTCCTACAGATAGTAACTTTATTGTTGGTAATGGGTCTAATTTTGTTCTTGAATCTGGTGCAACTGCTAGAGCAAGTCTTGGGGTAGCGATTGGAAGCCAAGTACAGGCTTATGATGCTGACCTTGATAATTTATCTGGTTGTCAATCAGGTGGATCTGCTGCGTTAGCTGCATTAACTGAAGCCGAAATACAGATTCTTGATGGAGCTACTGTTACGACTGCCGAATTGAATATTTTAGATGGAGTAACATCTACTGCTTCTGAATTAAATATTCTTGATGGAGTTACGGCTACAACTGCGGAACTTAATTTGTTAGATGGTGCAACATCTGCCACTTCGACAACTTTAGCAGCAGCAGACAGAGTGGTTTTAAACGATAATGGAACTATGAAACAGGTTGCATTATCTGATGTGGTTACATTTTTAGAAGATGAAAGTGCCTCTAGCTTTAACATAGATGGCGGTTCATATTAGAGCTAGGAGGTAAAAGCTCATGGCTAATACAATCAAATTCAAAAGAGGTTCTGGTAGCGATCCAGGTACATCTGATCTTTCAGTTGGCGAAATAGCCATAAGAACTGATACAGCTAAATTATTTACGAAAAATGACGCTGGATCTGTTGTTGAAGTAAGTGGTGGAGTAGATGACGGAGATAAAGGTGATATTACAGTATCAAGTTCTGGATCTGTATTTACTATTGATAATGATGCTGTTACTTATGCAAAAATTCAAAATGTATCTGCAACAGACAGACTTTTAGGTAGAGATAGTAGTGGTGCAGGAATTATCGAAGAGATCGCTCCAAGTGCGGTCAGAACTATGCTTGGTCTTGCAGCTTCAGCTACCACAGATACTACAAACGCTTCTAATATTTCTTCTGGAACGCTTGCAGCAGCTAGAGTTGCAACTCTTAACCAAGACACAACGGGATCTGCTGCGACATTGACCACTGCAAGAAATATTGGTGGTGTAAGTTTTGACGGATCTGCTAATATAAATCTTCCAGGTGTTAATACCTCTGGAAATCAGGACACATCAGGAAACGCTGCTACAGCTACAGCTTTAGAAACTGCGAGAACTATTGCAGGAGTTAGTTTTGATGGAACGGCAAATATTTCTCTAAATAACAATGCGATAACAAATGGTGCTGGCTATATAACTACAGTTGCAGATACAACTATTGCACCTTCCACTATTGACATGGAAGATAATGAAAAAATAAAACTAGGAGCAGGTGATGATTTACAGCTTTATCACGATGGAACGGACAGCATTATTAAAAATTCAACAGGTAATTTAAGAGTAGTTGCTGATAATATACATTTTGAAGCTGGTGATTTTGGAGATGAATTTCTTAGATGTAATCATGATGGAGCAGTAGAGCTATATCACGACAATAGTAAAAAAGCTGAAACAGTATCAGGAGGATTTACAGTTACAGGAACTTGTACTGCAACAGCTTTTGCTGGTGACGGATCATCTTTAACAGGAATATCGGCTGGAGCTACAGGCGGTGGATCTGATGAAATATTCTATGAAAATGGTCAGAATGTAACAACTGACTATACTATTACTAATGGCAAAAATGCTATGTCTGCTGGTCCTATCACCATAGATAGCGGTGTTACTGTTACTGTTGGATCAGGAGAAACTCTTACTATTGTTTGATTTATGAAAGCTATTATTGAAAAACAGTTAGTTCAATGGAAAGAAGAACTAGCAAAACACGTTGAAACTAGAAATCAAGCACAAAAAGTACTAGAAGAAGAAACAAAAACTATTTTACTGATTGAGGGTGGGATACAGGCGAAGGAGATGTTGTTGAAGAAGATCGAGCAAGAATCCCTGCCAACAGGTACAGTGGAGCTAACCCAAGAATCAAAGCCAAAGTCATCAAAGTAATTGGCATACAAGCTTTTAGGAGGGCTTCTTTAATCATGTTTCAAAAAATTGCAAATGCGTTGAGTATCATCTCATTTTTAATGGTAGCTTCCATGACTGCCACAGGAGTAATAGGTTACAAGTATGTAACTTCAGAACAGTTCAAATCTAAAGTTATGAATGAAATTCTTGGTAATGTACAGGGTATGATGCCAAAAATATTAGATAATGGTTTGCCTAAAATGACAGGTCCATCAATGCCAATTATCAAATGAACTGTTACTGGTGTGATACAGAGCTAATCATAGGTGGTGACATTGATATTGAAGAAGATATGAATGGTTATCCTGAGTTTTCAGTAATGACTAATTTGTCTTGTCCTAAATGCTTTTCGGAAGTAGAAGTATTGAAAAAACGAGATGCCTTCGATTGATATACCTGATATTTATATCCCTGAGATATATGTTCCAGATGTACCAGAGCCTTATAACCCACATTATTTACAGATAGCAAAACCACCTGATATAGATGTTCCTGGTTGTACTTATCAACATCGTGATATAAAGAATACTGGTAATCGTAATTTACTTATCGAGGACAAAAATGGGGTATTCACTTCGTGCGATTTTCCATTTCCTAGCTACATTCCTCTTGACTATACACCTGAGAATCTCGTCATTACAGAAGAAGCACCTATCAATAATGAGCCACCGCCCTTACCAGAAACAGAACAGCCAAATATTCCTCCATTACCTGATCCTCCCCCACCAGATTTTACTCCCTGCCCTGGAAAAAATGACCAAAGAGTAGGAGACTTTCGTAACGAAAAGAAGCTGGAGCGTGTTATTGGACATGAAAGAGGGCAAGATGGGTCTGAATGTGTAACTTTGTATGAATCAGTTGAGTGGAAAGAACAATACATTCCTTCTGCTCCACAGTTTGTTGGGGTTTTTAGCCTTGCTTTGGTTGGGGCGAGTGCTCCCGTTATTTTGGGGCTTGTACGGCCATTAGTGAAGCAAGCCGTTTCCAAATTGACGAAAAAGAAAAAATAGAAGTAAAATAATAAAACCTTATTCAACATGGCGAAGGATAGGGTGTCTAGGTAGGCAAGTTAATACCCGTGCTTGTCTACTGCTTTATTTCGTGACTATGTGGGATAACTTGATTTGGTGGGATGTTAACAACAATATCTTCACAAGTAACAGCACTAGGAGTATTAGGTTTGAAAGTAACACCTAATTTTGCCTGTTTCGCACACATCTCTAAACGATAAAGACTAATTTCCATTTTAGTTTTCTTTATAAGTAATCTTTGAGCTTCAATATTTACTTCAGTTGCTTCATGGCAAAGGGTTGGTGACTTTCCCAATGGTATGTTTAGTTGAGCCGAAATTCCGTAATTTAAATTAAAATTGTCCTTCTCAAATCTTGGTATTTCAGAATAATATTTTATTGCTCCAGTATCTTCATCATATATTGGTGTTCTTGTTATGGTTTCTCTAGGTAGAGCAAAAGACCAGCTATCTGTTACATAAGGTGTAATCGTAAGACTAGGTGAAGCACACACTATGCCCTGACTCATTCTGTAAGATGGCATGGCTGAAGGTGTAATCATGGTGGCATTATTATTAACGACACCTTGGGCATTGCTTGAAGGTGACGCAACGGTAGTGTTTGCTAGGGTTTTGACAGGACAGAGAAGTAAAGCTACTGCCCAAATGTAGTTGTAGTTTCTGTGGTTGTGCTTGTTGTTATTTGACGAGTTATGGAGGTTACTGTGTCTAGCCCTGGAGTGATTAGTGTCTCTTGAAGAGAGAAGGCTGCTCCATCGTTTGTTATTGACCAACGAGGTATAGCTTCTAAGTTTGGCGAAGTCCAATGAAAGTTTACTCCCCCAACTGTTTGTTCATTCGTAGTCGTAGGAGTAGGGTTGATATATCCCGTTTCAGATTCGATATTATGTCCTGATGCTGAGTATGAGTATCCTGTCCGATATTGATGGCTCGTGATCGTTTCATTAATTATTGATTC